ACTCGCTGAGACAGCTTTAAACATTTTCGCCTGTATACTTGTACTTGACATATTTTCTCCTAATTAGGTGCTCCCGAAGGAGCACCAGTTTTATTTATTAGCTCCAAGGTTGAGCAAATGCTCCATTACCAATTAGTTGAGCTTCAACTAACCAAATTAAACCATCAACTGCTCTACATCTTATGTGAGCGCCTTCAAGTCCACCTTTAGTCGTTGCTGTCAAAGTCAATGTGTCAGTTCCACCTGCACTAAAAGCAGTCACAGCTCCTGGATCAGTAGCTGTGTTGTTGTAGATTGCCATTCCTCTGAAAACATCAGCTGTTGATCTACCAGCAGCAGTTCCTGCATTTAAAACAAATGTGTTACCACCTGTTAAACTTGCAGTCATAAGAAATTCATAAACCATTCCAACTCTATTTGTTGAGTTTGGATCGTCTGAACCTGCCACTGCTGAAGTTGCCGTGTCTATGATTGAAGGTAAATTAAATACAGTATTAGCATTACCAATCTGTATTACTTTACCTTGATACTTATCAATACCAGCGATGTCTGTTCCACCATCGGTAGTTCCTGCACCTATTGATTGTGCCATTTCTGGACCTGTTCCTAAGAATCCTCTTAAAGATCTTACCGGTCCACTAAACGTTGTTCTTGCCATAATATTTTCTCCTCTATAGCGGTTAAATAATGTAGTCTCTATAGCGTCTGCCTAGCCAGTCTACAAAATTATAATTTTCTAGGTCTTTTGATTATACTAGAGGTCTCTTACAAAATCTACTGCAAGCGTAATTCTTTTGTTTTTACATTTATCTACGCCATGGTCGGTTCGAGAATCAAATATTAAAACTAGTCCTTCTTCCTCTTCAACTCTTAAAATACCTGGATTTAAGTCAAAATATAAGGGATTTGTATTATCTGTTTTTATAAAAGTAATGCTAGAAAGATGCTCTGGTGAATGATGGTGTTGCTTTGTAAAATGGCCTGGCTCATAAAAATTTACCCACCAGGTACTTGGCTTAAATTTTAATTTTGTACGTTCAAAAGCTACATTAGCAATTTGTTTTTTTAAAACATCAAAAAACGGATAATCAGGGTCCCAGCCTGATGAAAAAGCTTTAACGTTATTTAAGTCTTTTTTCCAATGCTTTTTGAGACCTAATATTTCTGTTTCGATTGTTTCTCTAAATTTTTTATTTAGCTTAAAGCAGCCTATAAACATTTTATTCTCTTACCATAAAAAAAGGGCGATGTGAACCACCGCCCTTTTAATTTGTAATACTGTTAGTATTATTAGACTAATTTACCATTTCCAAATATTGCTCTTGGGTCTGAAAATCCAAAAGAATATCTTTCTCTAGCTTTAAATCTAACGTTACCAGTATCGAAGTCACCTTCCATTGCTGTTTTGATTGGTGATCTAACAAACATTTTCATGCCGTTAGGTACATCAGTCATCAAGAAGAACGCATCCCCGTCAGTTAAAAAGTTATTCACTCTGTAACCTTGAGGTACCATTCCCATTGAAGCGACAGCATTGATGTCGTTATCAGCTGTTCCTACTCTTTGAGGAGACTTCATCAGTCTCTCAGCTGTGAATTGTAATTCTTTTGGAATTATCATTTTCACACCTTGAGCAGCAATTTTTAGACCTCTTTCGTCAACAAACGATTGGATGTCAATCAAAGATTGTTCCAATGATGTTTCGTTAAGGTCTGCAGCTGTAGCAAGTACGTTTGAGAACGTACCACCAGTTGCTAATGGGTGAGCGTTATTGATTAACGATTTACCATCACCACCTGTGAAAGATGCATTTTGCGCATTGTTTAATACGTTTGCAGCTTTTACTTGCTTCGTGTTTGCCATAGATCTTGCTAATGCTCTTGTGTATCTAGCTGCAAGTCTATCGTATAGGTTATCTTCGATTGCTTCTTCTGTGATAGCAAAAGCTAACGCGATTGTTTCGTGATTGTATCTAGCAGTGAAAGTTTCATTTGCTTGATCAAACACAACTCCAGCACCTTCTTGTTTAGTTGGTGCAGAAGCGAATCCCGCTAACATTACTTCTTCTTCAAAAGCTCTGTCAGATGTTTCTGTAGTATAAATTTCAGCATGCTGATTTTCATACCTTTTGTATTCCAGGCCGAATAGGGCATTCAATCCTGGCTCTAGTTCTTTAACTAGTTGCGATCGTGATATAGCCATAATTATCTCCTATTATATGCCTGTTCTGCTTCTATATTGGTGGTGGTTTATTCTCACCAAGATATTAGCGTTTGATGTTGCAGTGTCAGAGTTATCAGGGTCCTGACAAATATCAATCGCTTGTAATACGAAAGATACAGTAGTTCCTGAGTTTGAAACGTCTAACATTGCTTTAGATATACCAGTTTGTGTTACACCAGTTGTGTTAGTAACAGCATAGTTTCTAAATAGATCCGCTCTTGTAAAAGCTTCATCAGCGTTTGCCAAGAAGACCGCATCTGGGTCATCAACAACAAAAGCTGTTATATCACTAGCAACAATACTACCTGGGTAGTAGTTACCGTAAGTTGGCTTTTGTGTAGTTGGATCTGTATAAAACACACCGTTAAAAACGCCCACTGCAGCTGTAGATAAACCAGCACTGTTGTCGGTATTATTGTATTTCTCAATGTTACCGGCAGTCGTTACAATTACCAAGTCTCCTTGGTAAATTGCATGACCCATGTTACTAGCTATCGTGTATCTGTTTTGGGCACCAACTAATGGTGTACCGTCTAGTTTTCTGTACGGTCTTAGACCGAACTCTTCTTTTACGTTTGCCATAGTTTAGTTTCCTTATATTTAACGTTTTATCTTAAAGACCCGATAGCAATTGCAAAAAAATTATTTCTTGCGACTACCACCAAAGGTCACTTTTGACTGCCTATCAATATTGATTGGCATGTCAGGGTGTTGTTCCTTCATGAGATCATTATCAATTGCGTCAACTCTGTCTTGAGTAACTTTCTCAAAATAAGCTGCACGAGCCTCTAAAATCTCAATTGGGATTCTCGCCAACACGAGTCCTCCGATTCCGATAAGCCCCTGATGTTTACCTTCAGATAAAGTTGGATAATCATTTTTGCCTAACTCACTTACGATCGTGTCAGCTCTAACGAATTCCCAGCCCTCTCTTAGTTTACGAGACACGTTTGACGTATCATCGAAACCTTGCACTGTTGTTCTTATCCAACGATGTGCAAAACCTTTCGGTGCAGGTGGCGCATCCAAACTGGATGATGGAGCCCAATCAACTTTTCTTTTTTCTTTAAGTCTAGTTGATGACTCGCGTGAAGTTCTTATCTTTTCCATTAGTTTCCTCCCTTCACGAATTTTGCGTATTCCTCTAGTGGCACCCCTAATTTCTTAGCGATTACTACCTGTGATTTGGTGAGTTTCACAGACTTGCGTCCTCCTTGTCTTCGACTTACCCCAGCTACGTTTTGGACGGGTTGCTTAGTAGCTACAGGTTCTTTATCAGTCGAATCCTGGGCAAACTTTTGAGGGAAATACTCCTTCATTCGTTTGTTAATGTTATTATAATACTCATCACTTTCTGATTCAATACCCTGCCCCATAACTTCTTCATGGATGGCCATAGCAGCATTGGTCATTACTCGATCAGTGCCAAACCATTCATTTTTACCAGCCCATTCCTGAGCTTTTTGACTAACTTGTACAGGTTGCTCACCGGATACTTGCTCTTCTTGTGATGATTTTTTTTCTTCTTCTGCTTCTTTTTTCTTATTCTCTCTGTCTTGTAATGTTAAATTAACTTTTTCGTTTTCGACAGCTAACTTAGTCATTTGAGAATTTATCTCGGCTACCTTTTCAGAATCTTGGGAATCCATAGCTTCTTTAAGAGAAGTTTTTAGCTTATCTTGTTCAGAAGATACTCGTGCCTGTATTTCTTTAAGGTAATTATTATCAGTTTCGTTAAGTTTTGTTTCAACGTTATGATATTTCTTTTTTAGTCCCTTTGCATAATTCAAAGCAGCTTTTTCTCTTCTCTCTGCTTCTTTTGCTTGGAAAACTAATTCGTTGATTCTTTTTTGATAATTTGATTGTTTATCTTTTAAATTATCAGGTTTAGTTTCAACAACTTTATCCTCTATTTCAACTTCAGTTTTTGGCTCTTCCTTTTTTTCTTCAGGTTCTGCTTCAACTTTAGTATCTTGTATTGGATTTGTGTATCCTAAATCAACATCTTCTTTTTTTGAAAAAGCTTCATTAGGTTCTATTGGTTTATCAACATTAATGATTTCCTCATTAACACCATCAGTGTCGATATCAACCTCTTGTTGAGGTTTGTTTTCTTCTGCCATTTTACCCTCCTAGTAATGGTGCAAAATATCGGCAGGATTAGATATGGTCGCAATGATTTCATCGTCATTTAAGATCCGCACTTCTCCGCCTTCTATTTTGAATCGAGAGCCTGCGTATCTACCGAAGATTACCCAATCTTTTTCGTTACACCATTTACCTAAAGGAAATTTTTCTTTATCCCTATAGCAAAGGTTACCTTGTTTTAGAACAAAGCCAACAACTGTTGTTAACTGAATTGTTTCTTGAGTATTTTCACTTAAATATAAACCACCTTTTGTCTTTTCTGGACCCGCATAAGGAAGAATTAACATTCTATAACCCGTAGGCGTAGGTAATCTATCTAAAAGTTTTTTATCTATTGCTTTTTCGTCTAAGACTTTTTTGACTTTAGCTTCTTCTTTGTAAGCTTTTTTCAATGTCTCAGTCCGTTTCGGTTGCTCCGTGGACTCTTTCATTTTTTATTGCTCCTGTTTTTTTAACAAGTCTATTATGTCTTGTTGCAAGTCATCAAGTGACTTGATCTGTCCTCTAATATAGTAAAGGTCATTGGTATTGTCAACATCCCTTGCTAAAGTTTCTTTAAGTCTTTCTCTTCGTCTATGTATAAGATTTTTTATTACATCATTAGATGCTGTATCAATCGCCATTTTTCTCCATTAATAATTTTAGTTTTCCTGATTCTGCTACTGTAAATCCAAATTCTGTCATAACATCTTTAATTAAATCCATTTTGTAAGTTATCCAGTCATCAAAAACAATTCTGCATCTAGGTGCTGATTTATTAGCAAACCACACAGCTTCAGTTAAAACATCTTTTGTTGTATGTGGCCCATCAAGCATTACAAAGGCAAATTTAGAATGATCGTAAGCACGGTGCATCATGAAATTGGTATCTGTAATGTTATGAAAACGAAATTTACCTTGATCTAAATAAGGTTTAAAATCTTTAAGCATCTCATCCCTCATACTATCGGGATAAGTTGGTGAAATACCATCTTTATGTTTTATACCGCTGTCTTTATCAAAATGTTCGTATTGTCTATCACCGTAAGGATCGACACCAATATGAATAAAATTATTTTTTAAATTATCCATTGCAATTTTAGAGCTAAAACCTTTTCTTACCCCAATCTCACAAGAATAATAACCTTGGCAGTCAAAATCTTTTGTCCACTTTTCAAATAAATTATATTCTTCTGAATCACCTTCGATCATAAGAAGTCTTTAACATTTATAGATACAAAAGCAACTTATTTTTTACCTGCTCCGCCTCTAAATATCTGAGTACCCTTAATACCAAAAATACTCGCGCAGACTAAAATCCATAAATTTGTGAACCATTTCGGAAGGTCTTGAAAATACTCAAAAAACAATTTTACCTTCTCCATCGCAGTTGGATCGTCACTCATCACCGCCCAAATTAACACAATGATGGGGGCCGAAATAATGACAAGAACGAATTCGTCCTTGTAGTCGTTTTGACGGGCTTCTAAAAGTTTGCCTTGGTAAGATTCTTCTCCTCGGGCCATTTTCTCTGCATGCATTAGTTGTGCATCAGACATAGCCATTTTTGTCTTCTGTCTATTTGAATATATTTTAGCTCCCGCTTGAAGAGCTATTTTTGCTAATCCGAACCATGCCATTTTAATACTCCATTTAACTTTTTATACTTCTCTCTTGCGTTCGCGTCATCACAATAAGCTTTTAAAACTTCTGTAATTTTGTTTTTTCTTCTATCACACATATAATTATATATTTTGAAGTAAATATCAACTGCACCCTTACCCCTAATTCTCCAACGCCAGATGTCTAAATGATGTTCTTTTCTTCGTTTTATAAAAACAACAGATCCTTTACCAAAAAATTGATGTAATCTATCGATAACGTCCTTATCTGTCATTTCTACTGATATGGATGGTGTAGAATAATCTTTTCTTGTTTTTTCGTAAGCTATACAGCCCTCACCATCAATTATTCCAGCAAAGTATGCTTCTTGATTAGACTGTCTTTTTTCTTTTATTGGGAATTGTAATACCTTGTGGGTTTGGTCCTCTTTTTGGTGGTGGTCCATATTTTTTTCCTCCACTAAGACCTTTCCTTTTTTCTCTTGCTGTTCTTGTCATAAAAAAACATTAATTTTGTTCTAATTTTCTCTCAGCAATGTCTAATCTTTTATCAGATTGCTCGTCTTGTTGAGCTAATCTATCATATTCAAGATCTAATTTGTTTGCTTGTCTTTGATTTTCTTGATCTTGTTTAAATTTTGTTTCATCTGCTTTTCTTTGAAGATCCATAGCTCTTAAATCTACTTCTTGTTGTTTAATTCTTACAAGTGGGTCTTGTTTAGCCTTGTTAGCCATCATTTCTCCTTTAACTAACTCACTAGTAATCTCTGCAACGGCTGTAGCTACAGCATTATCAAATGCAATTTGATAAGATTGAGGATCTTCTTGCTGTAACCTAGCTAAATTTGGATCTTGCATCATTTGTTCTGTAACTTCTTTCCTTGCTTTAAAAGAAATATGGTCTGAAACATGAGCTTGTAACAAAGCATAGACTTGAGGATTGATTTGAACCATTCTAGATTCCATAAAAGCTGTATGCGCAGCTATATGTGCATCATGATCTTGAAATTCAAACGCTGTAAGTAGTTGCATTTGCAAAGCTCTTGCGTTTTCTTTGGCAGGATCCATTGGTGTAGGTTGTTTTTTAGGTGGCTTTAATAAAGTTTCTATTTGTTTTGTGCCTAAAGCCTCATAAACTCTTCTATAAGCTTCATGTATGTTGTGTAATTGTGGATTTGAAGTAGCAATTTGTAATTGTGTTTGTGCTAAAGTTACTCTTTGTGCCATAGACATTATATTTGGATCAGCAACAGGTAAAACATCTACTCTGTTATCAAAGTCTGTTCCCTTAATTGTTCTTGGACCACCATAAACATCGTAAGGATATTCAGGAGGTAAGTATTCTCCACATAATCTTGCTAAAATTTTAAATTCTAATCTCATTGCGTAGTAACATCGTTTATGAACACCACTCATAACTCTAGAGCCTCTTTCCATCATAGCAATCGTAGTTCCTACCGCTCTATTTTGAGTATCATTACCTACCGCTGCATCTGTAATAGCTGCAAACTTTTGACCTGCCTGCACTACAAAACCTAAAAGTTGGAATAAAGTTGTGCTTGGTTCAGAGAAAGGTAAATTAAAAAACTGATCTCTTATGTTTCCACCTGGTGCATCTACATCTCTAAACTCTCCAGGTTGTATTGGTTGGTCGTCATCTCTAACTCT